TGTTCTGGCGGTTATATACAAGACGGTATCTGATTTTATCCATTTTTCCGCAAAGATGCATCCTCTGTTCCAAGCTGCAAAATTTAGCCAATAAAAAATACACCCCCACTTTCGCAAGTAAAGATGTATAATATCTATAAAAAAATGGTCTGTGAAAAAAACATTTGTAAAAAAGATGCCATTATTCATCACGAACGATAGCATCTAGACATTTTTATCAGCAAACTCTTTTAGTGATTTAGAATAATGTTTAATTCAATATAGATGCTACAAAGTTATATATAAATTTTGTTTTGCCCAAATTATTATGTAGTTGACGTACGGTATCAAAAAGGCAGGATTCGCCAATCCTGCCCAATTCCATACACAAATCTTTTTATTAATTAAAATACCTCACGGCATTCAAAAATTAATAAATGAAAAAACATTATTAATTGTCATAGCAAAGCTATAACAAATATTTAAAAAAGAATCATTATATGAAAAAAAGAACAGAATAAACGATATATAGACCAACAAACATTTAAAATAATATTGTAATACAAAAGTCATTGATACAAATCCTTCTGGAAGGACTTCTTCCACTTGCAACAAATGAAACAAAAGGATTAGCATCCATGAATATGTGTATAGCATACGTTGGCGAAGGGCCTGTTATTTGCATTAAGCCTACGAAATTAAAACAATATTATTATACTCTACTAACGGTGACAGTATACGAAAATGGATATTTTAAAAAAATCGACTTAGCAGTATATTACCCGGTAAAGAAAGGAGGGCATAAATGCTCTATGTCTGGAAACGGCAACATGTTTGTTAAAGAGGATTCTGATTACAATTTATACATACATAACAAAACTTTAAATAACATAAATTATTGCGTATCAATTATAGGAGCTAGCAAATATATAAATATTCCTTCAATTACGGTAGAAGCACATCCTGCAAGCGTTTTGAATGGTTTAACTTTGACTGATGTAGCAACTATGTAACAAATTATAACATTGTGATCATAAATTTATGCTCTGGAAGGACTGTTAGGGATAAATGATACGTGGTACAAAAGGAGATTTGGTGAAATTACTGATTTTAATGAAGCTAATAATACTGGATATATGTTTGTCGATAAAACCCAATCATTGGATAATAAACCCAATACATCAAGTAATTATGGATTCTTGGAAACGATTGCTATTAATGAGGTCACCATCAAGCAAACTTTTGTAGATTTTCAGAGCAGATTTTTTATTCGAATATGTAATAATGGAACTTGGACTGATTGGAAACAAATACAAACAACATAGTATTAAAAATAAGTCATATTTTAATGAGATAAAACGGATGGGTGCCGGTCCACACCCGTCCGCTCCTCATGTTACCAAAGAATTATAGTATTTCTATATCTTCAGCATCATCCAGATTCTCATCAACTATATTCATGGATAAAGACAGGTCAACCCCAGTAGTATCCAAAAACAAAGCACTTACACGAAATGAAGCTGTGTTTGTCTTGCTCCGAACGAAGAGATGATCATTTTTTCGTTTGAACTCTATTTCAGAAATCATACTACCGTTGACTTTCCTTATGATATAGGAGTTACCAGTCTTACTATTAATAAAGAACAGACCTGTAGAACCACCCCAATATACATACAATATCATACCGATATAGGCGTTAGATGAACTCGCTAGGCGAACGACACATACTTCTTGAACGGAGTCTTTATTGCAAACCAATATAGGAGAAAGAACGCCTTTTCTCAAGAGCCCTTTACTTCCTAAATTAGCAATCGGCATCAGTTCTTCCAGAAGTGCAAACAGATAAATTTTATGTCAAAGAAACCGTCTTCCAGGTTCCCCAACCACCATTCCACCATTTTATTCTAAACACTAAAAAACCACCATAGTTATTAGTTCTAAATTGTACTGTTGACTGTCCCAGATTATGACTGAAGACAAGAAGCGTTTGATCATTGTATGAAGTGCCTTTTATTGCATATACTCCAGGCTCATACACTTTATCAATATCGTCTTCAGTTTTTAATTGGATATACCCTTTTCCTTTAAATATAGTACTACTGCTAACTCCTAACAGTCCTTCCAGTACTGAGGCATTGGCTTTCAACGCCTCACTTAATTCCATCTTTTCCATAATATTTTTTATTTACCAGTTTCCAAATTGTTTTTCTTATAATCCTGCCATGAGTCGGCGAGCTGCCCCACCGAAGCGGAAGTGTAGAGGTCAAGTATATGAATCTCGTCATCGGCAAGCTCCACAAGCTCGTTCCGATAGATCTTCTCCGCAAGCACGTGCGCCGGAAGACCGGGCACGTTCCTGTAAATGCCGTCAGCAATATCCTTACGGATATCCGCTATCACCATATCCTGTCTGTCTATCCCCGTGAACAGGGGAAATTTTGTAAAATCAACTTTCATAATATTCTTAATTAAATACTGTTATCCGCAATAAAACATAACCCAATAATTGCCCATACATTTAACGAATCCGGACGCATAATCCAGATCAATGGAGGACATCTCTTTTCCTCCGGGGGCAGGCAGGATGCGCCCGCCTGTCAGTCTTACCCCGCCGCTCATACGTTTGAAGTATATGGTATGTCCCGGAACATCCGGAGGAAGTGTCACTTCTATATTACCCGTATTAATAAACATCACATTGTCATCATTGTTATTCAGGGAAGTGCTGACGGATATGTTCCTCCAGTTCCCCACTATGCCATGAAGAGACACATAACTGTCATTGTTCGGATGAAGGAAAATGTTACCCCCCTCCACGAACAGAGGAATGCTCAGGGTCTTGATGTGCATCCCGATCATGGCATTCGGACTCTGTATGTCAATTCCGGCATCATACGATATCCCTTCGATTGTGACAAATTTCGTGTTCCCTCCGATTTTTACACGTGCAAATGTCCTTTCGTTATAAAACTCTATCTGTCCGGCGGATAGGTTGAAACCGACATGGGAATCCGTCCCCTCATAAAGAGTTTTTGAGGACAACATACCGGAATCTATGGAAAACGGACCGATACGTCCGCTATCCGCCGTGATTTTTCCGCTGATATCCACATTGACCGCCCTGATACCGTCCGCATCAATCATGGACGCCTTGATCTTCTCGGTCAGCAACAGCTTGGTGGCGATAAAAGTCCAGCTCTGTGCTACCTCCCAGTATTTTATTTTTCCCGAAGCCACATTCTGTTTGGGGGTTTCCGTCGATACCGACGTATGCGAACGGATGCACAGGTACAGCAGGTTGTCATAAAGTACAATGTCGTAAAACTGCTGCCCTTGCTTGCCCTCCAGGTAAGACACAGACGCCTCCCATACACGCATACGCATGCGCGCCCCCTTATCTCCCTTGTCACCTTTTGGAGCAAAACTGACCTGTCCGGTTCTAGTCACCAACGGCATATCACCTCCTTATTCATTGGTTGTGATGGTCCATGCCACGTTGCCTCCTGCCTGCTGGCACATGTCCCAAGTACACGTGCCGGAAGTGGCTGCTGTACCGGAAGTAGACGGGTTAAGGACTACTCCTGCACTGTCCATGAACACGAAATAGAAAGTCATGTCCTTGTACTTGGTGGTACTTCCACGCTTGACCAGAATGGGCTTATAGACCACCGTGTCACCACTTTCCCGGATGGTCTCGTCCTCGGGCGTGGGATTCAGGATCAAATCAAACGGATCGGACGCATCCATTACGGACTGCGTGTCCTGACCGATGAGCTTGCCGCCCTGGTACACCTCCGCCTTGAACACACCTGTCGTGTCAACCATATCGTTGGTGACGGTCAATGTCTGTGTGGTCTTTCCGCTCAGCACGCTCCACGCACCGTTGACCTGGTTGTACCACTTGTACGCCAGTCCGGTAGTGATCTCGTCACTGCCCATGCGCGCTACGGCTTTCAGAATGCAGCTCTGCCCTTTGTCCCGAAGGGTAAAATACTTGTTGTCACCGGCAATGATCGTCACATGCTTTTGGTTTCCGACCCCCTTGGTAATGGGGATGCTATAGACGAACTGGACGGTGTCGCTGGTATTCCCAACGGTCACGGTGGCTTCACCCTTGATGGTACAAGAGGCCGCTCCGCTCGCCTTGACCAGATTCTTGACGATCTGCAATCCGTAGTAATCCGTCGTACCGGGCTGGTAAGGGATAAACTTGAAATGTCCCGTCTCACCGCCAAACGTGTTGGTGGAGACATTGCCCGAGAACTTGATCTCGACATCATTGAAATACCATTTCATGGAGGAAGGAACCACCAGCCCTTCCGCCACCCGCGAAGAGGTGAGAATGAAGGACAAGACGGGCTTGAGCGAAGCGAAATCCGGTGCGATGTTCGTCGGCGCGGACGCTTCGCCCATATACTCCTGATACAGATCTCCCTGGTTACACTGGATGGCAGGCATGTATACGCCGCCCTTTTGCGAAAATATGACCTGTCCGGTCGCGCTGGCCAAACTCATGACGCTCCTCCTTCCCCGGTCGTTTCCGTACTATCCGTGCCTTCGGAGCTTTCGGTGTTGTCCTCCCCCCAAGAGGCAGGTGTGAATACTTCGACGGGATGGTCCGTACCGTCTATCTCTTCTTTCGCCGCCTGCGGGGTCAGGCAGACGCCGCCCGCTTCCCTGGCCCTGTCAAATACCGTGTCGCCGGGGAAACGTGCCACGTCCGCCTGCCACAATAATACATTGCCATCCGCTGTCCTGTTGCGGATATCGGTCAGATGCAACCGGTCGGCAACCTCCTTCGTTACTTTAATGTAAAATGCCATAATTCTATTGTTTTTAATGTTATCCAAATTTTCTTACTACTACCGCCTTGCCCCCCTGTGTGAGCACCTTGCCGCCTTGTGTCAGCGCCACGTAAGGGCCTCTGTCCTCCACCTCCAGCTTTAACATCATGCCGTTGCTGAAAGGTATCCTGGGAGAGTATCCGTCGGCAACCTTGGCATATCCGGCATCTCCGCTCTTCTTGACGTACCAGTGGCAGTTAAACATGGCGGATGGATTCGGGATAACCCCCATGGTATCCCGAATGACGGGTCTGGGAAAGATGGCGTAAGTCCCATCCGGAACACCCGTAGGTACGCCCTCCCAGTCGGCTTCAATCTTCGGAATCCTGCGGCGTATCACCGTAGAGACTGCCGGGTCCGATATGCCCGGGGTTGATGCCGGAGTCCCGGAAGCCGCATAGGTGGCCTTGCAGACAATCGTGATGTCATCACCTATATAATTGCGGTCAATCTTATATACATTCTTGTTCAGTGATACAAACTCCCAGTCGTTGTCACCCGCTCCTGTGGTTATCGCCTCCAGCGCTCCCGTAGACAACAGACGGTACCAGAAGAACTTGCATTTGCCCGTAGCCGTCACGTCCGTGTCGCCTACCATCAGTTTAGCCGTGATGGTCTGTGCGGTGATGTCACGCACCGGGTTCCAGTCCAGCGTGGACGGGCTGTCTATCGTCAATACGGGGATCGCATCCGTGCCGTCAACCGCGCGGACAAGACGGCTCATCTGAAAAGTAAACAGCTGTCCGGTACGTGTGTCGGCATATTCCGCGTAAAACTCCAGCGTGACGGGTTTTAGGACGGTGACATTTTTTTTCATTGTGATCTGTCCCTTGCTGTCACCGGACTCCGTAATGCTGTAGCCTGTGTTTGTCGATGTGATAAGTGTGCGTGTGGTTCCGATGCGCTCGTACCACTTCATGTTGGTCAGCCTGGAGTTGACCGCCCCGATTTTAGTCACCGCTTCCGGATCGGTGGCGTTGCACCGCGGAAACAGGACCAGCGGTGTCAGCGTATAGTCCGGAGTGTATTCAGCTTTGTCAGCCTGGTAGACCTGCATGTCCGGCACGCTGCCCACCACCTCGATGTTACAACTGGTTTGTAACAGCCGGTAGTTGATTTCTATTTTTCGTTGCTTTGTTGCCATTGTATAAAACCATTTTAAAATGTTACAAAATTCTCCGCCACTTCAAACTGCTGCCCGTCACGCAATAACGCCTGTGCTTTAAACGTACACACCCGCATGTTGGTATAATTCGGTCCGAGATCATCTATCGTCAGAGGAAGATTTTTCCCGGCGCCGGCACGCTTCACCGCCCATGCGTTATCTTCTGATACATTCCCGGTATCACGCGTCCAGCTCACATCAGCGTCAAGTATATGATCTGTCACGTCACGGTTGTACAGCTTGCCGGTAATATATAACGTTGTGGAAAAAGTCTCGATATCAAAATACCACCCCTTTGTGCTGCCGATCTCTATCGTAAATTCCGGGTTCCCTTCCAGCATCGCCCATCCGGCCGCCGCATATTGCGGTTCGTCGGCTGTTCCCGTCATCAGGCACTTCCATTTGCAGCCGTAGTGCCAAACCGTGTCCGCCCGCTCCTGCGTATTAGTGTAAGGATTGTCAGAGGACGCGACTTCGGCCGACCAAAAGCCACGGTCCACCAGTTCCTGTACGGGCAGTCCCTGCCAGTCCACCCGGTAAAGTTCACCGAAGATGCCGGCACGGGCGAATATGTACGAGTGCTTATAGTTGACGGGGAGATTGTCAAACAAATCCAAATTGGGCAAACGCCCCAATATCATGTAATAGTTGTTCTGTTCCAAGACAGGCTTCGTTACTCCTTCCAGCCAGACAAGACATTTATCCGTGGTGGCGGACAAATACCAGTAGCTTTGCCTGTCCTCATTGAAGGCGTTTCCTCTTCTGGTAATGATCGTCAACTCTGTGGGAGGATAGTTTTTACCGCCCGGCACCTCACTGTCCGGGTATGACAACACCGAGATGGAGTTGGCCGGGACATTCTTGGACAGCACGCGCATCCACGAGGCGTAATACTCCCCCGTTGAAAAGAGGTTGTTTACAATCCCGTACACTATATCACCCTCCTGGAATGCGGTGAAGTCATTCTCCCAGCGCTTGCGCAATTTCAGGGTATAAGTTCCGTCGCTCTCTAAAGCCACGGACTCAATGACTCCGTTCTCGGAATATGAGGTATCGCCTTCCTGTGCGTTCAGACGGTTATAGATGATTTCCTTGAACACTGCGGAGCCGCGTACCTCAAGACGCTCGAACTGACCGCGCCCGTCAGGATAGATACCGGCACCTTTACCGGCAATCATGGAGTCGATGAACTTGCCGAACTTCAATAAGAAATTTGTTCCGTCCGCTTGATCCTTACGAAGGAACATTACTAAGGAGCGCAATGCGGAATACACGTTATGGTCTGTCGCAGGGGTGGAGTCGTGGCTTCCGATCACATACACACCGCTGCCACCATCGCCCGTATAGGTCTGTCCCTTTAGGGTAAGGCTCTCAACCTTTTCCTCCAGCTCCCCGATACGGGAATAGGCGGCGGTTTCCCCGACAGTATAAACAGGTGAGTCAAAGGAATAATCAAGATTGAATTCAAATCCGATAACCCTTGACTGTCTTCCGTTCTCGAAATAAGCCTTGTTGATAAGGTTGACCTTTTGACCGATGCTATAGAAATTATGAACGCCATCCTCACGGTATGCGTCATTTGACATCATCGTGCAGCCATAGGTACTCGGGTCTATCTTGGATTTGGCAGCGTACTTTTCAGTCTTTTCCTTCAACTCCTGCTCGGCGGCACCCACAAGCCCCAGCTCGGTTATTTTCGTACTGTCCCAACCGGAAAGCACATATTCATCTCCATCCTGGGGAAAGAGCACATCACCGGGAAGCGGTCTGCCATAGTCCTCATTCCTGACTATCTCCCAAAGCTGTGCCTCAGGGTTCCATCCGCCATCCTCCAATTTCTCCGGCTTTCCCTCAGGATTGAACTTCACGGCAAACTCCAAACCGTTGAGAAGCCCGGATGCGAAACGTATCCTCAGCTCCTGACCGGGGAGGATATATTTCTCGGAAAAGTTAACACCCGTGTCCCTAAAGCGGTAGGCATTCCATTTTTCCTCGGTGGTTGTGCCGTCCTCATTCTCCACCTTGTCCGTCACTTCGATAGTGGTGACATCCGACATGATGCCTGTTCTTCGAGGATAGACTTCATCGAAGATAACCACCTGCTCGACGGCTTCCTCGGTAGTCATATCAGGATAAGCGTCAATGTAAGGAGTGCCTTCGGGAAGCATCAGCCTGCGCTGCACCACGCCGTTCACAACCACGGTCTCGTCAATGGGGCGGTAGTCTGCCGGTATGTTACGGGTGGAACCAAAAGCGTAGATACGGGTGGCATAGGTGGACTGGGATTCTGACTGTGACATTTCCTGCACGTTTTTCCCGATCTCGAAATCCACCACGTCACCGGACTCACAACGCCCGAAATGGATGATGTTTTCAGTCACCCAACATTCGCAATCCCATTTCTTCGCCATCTCAAAACAAGCGTCAAGGATGTTGATGTTGTCGTAACTCATCAACTGGGACTTGTTTTCGACTGTGGAATCAATGGAGAAAACAAAATCTTGTCCTTTATACGCATAACCAAGAGCTTTCAGATTTCTAAGGACTATACCGGCTTGTACGTCAAGCGGGGCGGTCAGGTTCCAGGACGCCTCCTGTCCGGTCGTCTCCGGGGTATATTTGAAGATTTTGTTTTTCCATTTCCAGTAGTAAGCGTCAAGCTGAAGCTCATAGTCGTATGCCCCGGTTTTCCTGTTGTACTTGGGTTTGTACAGATCGCATAGTTCGAACCGCCCGAAACGTGTGTCCTCCGTCCAGTCGCCCAGTTTGAAAAAGACAGGAGATTTCAGGGAGAACTTCAAAAGTATAAAGTCCTCCTTCATCAGAGTGAACTTACGTTTGCTGCCTCTTCTGACAACATCCCGGTAACATGGTGTACCAGCTGAATTTCTGATCTCAATTTTCATACAATATCTTCCCTGTCGCCCGGATTGGGTTCTTTGAGTTTGACCATAAACTTACCCCGGCATTTTCCGTAACTTCCATACTTGCCGCAAGACAGATAGTACAGATTGTAAATCTTTCCCAGTGCCGGGATTTTCAGTGCAATTTTACCCTTTACCAGTTCGGATACAAAGGACGAATATTTATCCAGATAGTCACTTTGCGAGTTTCCCGTAATAAAAAAAGGCAGGGTGAGCTCCCTAGAATCCATCTTGCAGATCTCAGGCGATGAAGTAATCTGTATGCCATGTTCCAACCTGCTGTCATTTTCGATATAGTCCTTCACAGGAGGGGGTGTCAGTATAGCCTCCAAAGCTCCGTCCATCAATTCCGCACCCCATGTACTCCAGATATTCCTGCCATTAATAAAAGCATTCCTCTCCATAATCACATTCCTTTTGTGTTTTTTTCTATCTCGGCAAGAGTGTCGTCCATGCCGCTCAATATGCCGGTATATTTTTCAATTTTCTCCAAATGATCGTTGCATTCATGCAATACATCGCGCATTTCCGTGACACACACCGAATGAGCAGCAAGTTCCTTTGCCATATTCAATGCTGCCGTGGAAATAATAAGCATATTCGCATTCATTTCCGTTCCTTTGGTTTCCAAACGTACATTAGACTCATACATGGCTGTCAGCCGTCCGCTGATCTCCTCACCTGTTTCCTGGCTCATGGTGGTGGAATATCCTTTGGAAGAGGATTGGGAATAAGAGTCTCCGGATGCGTCCCATCCGAAGATATCCGCCAGACTGTCTCTCTCGGCCAGCACTGCTTCAGACAACTGTTCCTGCATCTCACGCAATGCATCAACCTCATCTTTCGTATAACCATCCTCACCATATTCTGCCCAGGTTTCATATAGTTTTCTGACCTGTTCCTTGTACTTGTCGGCCATCATGGCTCTGATAATGGATTTGCGGAGCTGTTCCTCCAGATTCTCGGCCAGTTCTTCATTTCCGTTCTCCAGATCGGATATCATCTCCCAGTAAGAATCCTCAAAACTGTCAAAGGATATACCGGTAACCTGTTCCTTCACCGCCTCCAGTATTTCCTTTTCCGTTTCGCCATATTTGATGATATTTTCCAGATGGTTCCTGAACTCTCCGTCCATAACAGACCAGAGGCCGGCATAATTCTCTCTGATGGACTGCAAGACTTCCGGGGACATATTGATCATATCTTTCATCTCGTTGAACGTCACACCGTACTCCCTGGATATCTCCCCAGCGACATCACGCCAGTTCTGTCCTTCCCATTTGTAGGAGCCTTTCCACATCCTGTAGCCCTGGCTGTGACTTCCGATACTGCTGCCGGCACTCAGACGTGCCTCGGCAAGTTTCTTTTGTACATCCAGCTCGTTTTTTGCAATATTCAGAGCTTCCTCTCCGGCTTTGGATGCTTCTGCACCGTAACTTTCATTTATATATGCCTTTTTTTTGTCAAGCAGCTCGTCCCAGATATCCAGTAGATTATCATACTGCGCTACCATCTCATTATAACCGGAATAATCAGCGCCATGGAAAATACCACCGGCCCCCTTGATCCCAAAAATGGACCCCACCGTATCGAAAATTCCTCCTACGGCATTGCTCACAGTTTCCAGTATATTTCCCACGAATTTGTCAAGCCCCTGGTCACCGATCTGGTCAAGTATGGCCAGGATGGCAGCAATAATCCCGCCTATCTTCGATCCGGATTCCGAGAGTACGTCAACCAATGACCCGACACTATCCCCGAATGAGGAAAGACTTACATCCGCCTCCCCGAGCTGTGCAATGGCATTGGTGACTCCGGTTATATTGTCTATAGCCTTCTTTGATGACTTGTCCACATTCGTTTTCGCATTCGTGACATTCTGGGATGCTGTATTAAGCTTTTTCTTCGCCACCTCCTGCTCGGTATGTGTTCCACTTTCCAAGGACATATTATATTCATCCTGAGCCTTGGTCAGTTCCTCCTGAGCTTTTCTCAGATTGTCCAACTGGTCTGGAAGATCACCAAGCAGTCCGCCTTTGTCAATAATGGCGGATTGTATCCCGTCTAAAGCTTCGTCAACAACCTTTTTTTGCTCTACAGCCATATTCTTATACTCATCGGATTCACGGAACAGTTTCAACTGTGCCCTAACTTTGTCAAGCTCTTTTTTAGACACCTTACTTAAATCCCCGAATATCAACTCCCAATTGATCTCCTGCTTCAACTTCTCAACATCCAGGGCCGACAGAGCTTCCTCAAACTCCTTTTGCAGGGATGCGATCCTGCCTGCATCAGACTCACTATCCATCAAATTCCTGTATTTGCGCGTCAACGCCTCCTTTTTCCCTTGGAAGGTGCCGTATTTGATCAGATATTCGTCCCATGCACTTTCCTGCTCACGCAAACCCTCTTTCCTCTGACGTCTGGTGGTGTTGCTGATGATCGTGTCAAATGCCGACGTATCCACGGACACCGAGTACGAGTCAAAGGATTTTTTCACATAACGCTTGTCCTTTTTCGCCTTCAGTTCCTCCTCGGCCTCGAACTTTTCTTTCTCAAATCGGATTACAGCCTGGATATAGTCATCCTTCTGCCGCCGCAGAAGCGATATCTCCCTGCGGTTGTCAAGTTCCCGCTGTGCCAGTTCCTTTTCAGCCCCGGCCTCCATAGCATCAATACGGGTTTGGGCTATCCGGTATTCCAGTTCCTCCTCCTGACGTTGACGCTCCTGCAAATGTTTCTTCTGCAAGTCCTCCAGTTTCACACTCTGCGCATTAACCGCATTGGCTTTCTGAGGATCCACCTGGATATCCGTCTTGCCGGAAAGAATGGTGCGGGCCATGTCCCTGTACTCGCTGTCCGCATTTTTTTCGTCTGCAAGCCATGTTTCCAGCTGTTTCTTGTTCATCTTGATGAACTCATCCCGCATCTTGATCCTCTTCTCGTTGTCCTCCAGGGACTTCTCCAGACTCTCACCCCGCAGTTCCCGGATTCGGAGCTCAGCACCCTTGATCATGTCGCCATACTTCCTGACATCATCATCAATACGTGCCAGTGTGCCCGGAGTATTATCGAACCAGGAGGTGGAATATCCGGTATTGCTTGTGGAAGAAGTCACATACACCCCTCCGGCCTGCTGCGCCTTCAGCGCGTTCTGGTATTTCTTCCTGTATTCCTCCAGATTATTCTCCTCTTCCTTGATGGCTTCCCGGTTCATATATTCCAACAGTACCTTCTGCTGCCGCACGAACTCCCTGGCTTTGCCGCTGGAAATATCCAGTGCCTGTCCGTATTCCCCCACTTTGGTTATCACTCCGGGAATATTGTCCGTGATTTTGGTGATGATGGAATTAAGTTCGGCCTGCTCATCCGAGGATAGTCTGGTCTTGGTCTTCAGCTCATCATACCGGTCCAGCAACGGCATATACTCGGAATAAAGGCTTATAACCCGTTCCTTCTGTTCATAAAACTTTTCATTGGCGGTGGATACTGTTGTATTGACAGTTTCAGCCATTCTGTTTTTCAGGCTGATCCATAAATCTCCAAGCCAGGACAACCGTCTTCCTAGTTTCAATTTGGCATTTTCCAACCTTGCATCAGCCTGAGCAGCCTTGTCAGATGCGGATACATACAATCCGGATTGTGTTAGCTGGCGGTCTATGATATTGGACACCCCTTTCATGAAATCACCAGTTTTGGCAACCTCCTCATTGATTTCTGCGGCGGAAAGTCCCAGGTTGTCCAGTATAAGAAGCGACTTGCGCCCCAGACCGGTCACAATAGAATCTGTCATATATTCCACACTTTGGCCGGTCTGCTGCGCCTTCAACTGGGCGAATGCTAGATATTTTCCCATATCATCAACCGGGATCCGGAAATCCTTTGCCTTGACCGTTGCTTTCATCAGCTCAAGATCCGACAAGGTTCCCTTAGTGGCAGTACGAAGGTTTGCAAGAAGATCAGGGCGGTCCAACTTCTCAAATGCATGAAGAACTCCGTCAGCCTGAATGGCCACCTCCACACTTTCCCTGACAAATTCCTTTGCCTTGGACATGCCGTCTTTGAAAAAATCAAGGGCAGCCGCTCCGGCGGACGCAAAAAATCCCACCACCATAGCTTTCATATTCCCCAGTTTCAGGAATGATCCGGAAGTTTCATTGGTTCCGCCACGCAGACGGGCCATCGCCTCTCGTGTCTCCTCCAGCTGCTTTTCCAAGCGGGCATATTCTTCCGGATGAAGGGACTTGACAGTATTGTCCAGCTGTTTTTGAAGCCCGCGGGCTTCTTTGGCCAGTTCCGCATAAGTTTTCTCGGTGCTCTTCATGGAGGAGCGGAGAATCTTCACTTTCGCATTATTATCGGATATGACTTTGGAATTGGATTTCAGCTCTGCCTCCAGACGTTTGTACTCATCGCTGCCTTTCTTGCCGGAGGCTACCAGTTCTGTCATCGAATTGCGCAAGCCGTCATTCGTCCGTTGCAGCTCACGGGAGGACGCGTTTAGACGGTTCAGTTCCTCACGGGCCTCACTGGTATTCAGGGAGAGAGTGAACTTTATATAATCATCTTTCAGTTTCTTGTTCATACGGTTACTTTTCGGCAAAACTAGTAACCGGCAAGGAAGGGGCAAAGGACGGGAGAACATAAGAAGCCCCGCATATCCATGGACAGCGGGGTATTCAGTATAATAAATGTTTCAATCAAAATCAAGATAGAGAAGCTTTTCTTCTAAAAGATATGTCTTCCTACATTTATAATTAATTACAATTATATTTATAATATCAGAAATCTTATTCTTCTTCGATGATTCCTAATATCCAATTAACCCATGATAGAACAGTTGAAGCCCTTCTCCTAAATGTTGTTTCTGAATTAATGTTATAAAGGTTTGAAGTTTTCATAATTCTCACTATTTCATCTTTGGTAGGTTCTTCTGCTTTTTGTATATATAGTGCTAAAGTCCTATTAAATGCCCTATGAGCCAATATTGATTTGATAAATTTCAATTGTCTCTCAACAATACTTCCAGTCTTGAACAAAGAAAGGCCTACATCAGTTAATTCAAAAACGGTTTTATCATTTACTTGGCTCTTTTTGACTAAATTTAAATATATTGCAGCATTCGTGTAATAATCCACCTGCCGCATATCGAAAGAATCCTTTTCCTTAAAATCATAGTTGCAACTTAACGCTTCTTTCGTGTAATCCTCGTCAATATTATTGTATAATATTTCACAAAAATTTATGATCCTTTCAAAAGAATCAGCTTGTGGGAAAGGTACATTTGTGGGTTCATCTACAATAGATATGGACTTTAGTATTTCTTGTATTGTTTCAATATTCAGAAGCTGCTCAGAAGTATCTTTCAGACGATACTTTTTTTCTTTGATGAGTACTATGGAATTGTAATTACATAATTCATTGAACTGATATTCACGCAAATGAAATATACCATTAGTATAAGTAAGAAAAATAGGGCGGATCTTCTTCATTATTCGACCTTGCCATAAGCGATAAGGATAATACAATTGTCTGATTAAGAAGTCAGAAGATAAATTATTTTTAGCTTCAATTAAATTTAATGATGTAGCCCCCTCATATCCACCGTCAATCTCAACTTGTGCATTTTGAACATCAACATCAAGGAACAAATTTTTTTCTCCAAACTTTCGGACTTTAAAACTAAATGCTTGTGACCCCATTCTCCCACTGACAGTCGGCACTAAATTTTCATCTTGAGTGAAATCTTCAATGATCCGGGAAACATACGCACAATTAATCGCTAATGCCTCGCTTGTTATTGTTGAAAAATCAAGGCTTTCTATATGCGATGGTATTGCAAACTCTGTAATATCAAGATTAGGAGTTTCTATAAAATTTTCAAATGTTTCGATTTTAGATATTATATATCCTCCTCTTGAAATTGGAAGAATAGAAAGTTGTCTATCTGATAACGTCTTAGGAAGCTGAAAGCGATGATCAAATTTTGTCATTAACCTAGCTTCTCTAAATTCATTTATAACTTTAGAACTAATAATATATTGACCATCTCTACTTATGGCACCATCTATGTTATATTTTTCAAACAGTTGAGCCCATGCACTTTCATTTTTTGAATCACTCATAATTGCTAATTAAAAATTCATTTACTTGTCCTCTTTTGGTTGAATCTGAGTTTACAGCTCGAATGGCTTTTACAATATGGATATTATATCCGGCATAAATTTCTCTTATAAAATCAGCTGATGAATTTGACAACAAGAATTTTATCCCCCTATCATTTAACGAATTACAAACATTCCTTAAACGAATTTGATCTTCTTCTGACCAGCCTCCTTGTATATACCCCGTAAAATTTGAGCTATCAGAAAGGGGATGATATGGAGGATCCAAATATACAAAAGAATTAATTGGTATATCTTTTAGTACCTCTTCATAGTCACCACTTAATATTTGTATTTTAGATGTATTCAAATATTTACTTACAGCTCTTATTATAGGTTCATTAACAATATTAGGATTCTTATATTTTCCAAATGGAGAATTAAATTCTCCTGCGTTATTTACTCTATATAATCCATTATAACAAGTCTTGTTAAGGTATATAATCCGTGATGCTCTCTCAATCTTGGAAAGATTTTTAAACGATGGTTTTCTATCAATAGCACGAATTTCATAAAAATAATCTGCTGTATTTTCATGTTTTTTCAAGTCTTCTATCAATTCATCAGGATTATCCCGTATTACTTTATAGACATTAATAAGTTCTTCGTTGTAATCATTTATAATAGCACGTTTAGGTTGTAATTCAAATAATAATGCCCCGCCTCCTATGAATGGTTCATAGTAAGAACAATTTGACAGTCCTTTTGGCAACCTTTTTTTTATTGTTGGTATAAGCTGTCTTTTACCACCAACCCATTTTAAGAAAGGTACTACAAGTCTATTTTTTGCCATTATAAATAAATATATTAAAGTTCTTTACGTCCAACATTATTTTCTATTACCTTCCTTCTTTACTTTTTATTATTCACTTTGTTTTCCCATGTGAGTAACTTTATTACATGATACGCACATTCTAACGACACTGCAAATATATAAAAAAGGAAACTACAATATAATTATCAGACTGAAAATAATAATTAATCTATAATGCAAAAATTGCATTAGCACTCTCAAAGCTAATGAGGACGATATCCGGGACGATACGCACTGTCATTCCCGTCCGGCCAGGGAAACAACTTCTCCAGCCGGTTGCGGATCTCCTTGCGGAGCGAATCGGACATGCCCGCTCTCAGCTCAGGCAATGCGTTGTTGTACACTATCCCCCATATCTGACGGTTATAGATACGGAGATCGCGTTTCTCCCGCATGTCAAGAAAACGTATATAAAGAGGGTAGCCCGTTTCCAGCATTATCGGATCCACCCCCGTTATCTGAAACTCGGCTGCCGCAAGACGGTCACGCAGATGCCCTGTACGGCCGGGCACAATTTTATCCGGACGGAATCTCACCTTAAGCTGTCTTCCTTCCCGGTAAATACCTCTTTCCGCAATATCCAACTGCCGTTGATAAATGGTCTTGAAGTCACGGGACAGGGTTCTTTTGAAGAACTCCTCCCTCACAGGGTTCCATCCGTCACTCATTCCGTACCAAGTTTAAACGACACACTCCAACCGCTGTAATCCGTATAGAATCCTGTTTCCGGGGTAGTGGTCATCCGGTCAAGATTACGCATAAGACAGCACCCCCTGTTCCTGTCACCACGCATCACATTCTTGATGCTCTCGACAAGGGGCTGTGTATCTTCCAGCACCCGAACCGGACCACGGCGCTGCATATCCATACGGTCCATCAGAAATATAAGACACAGGTTATCCTCCTCCACATTGTCCGGATCCGTACCTGTCTCCTGTGCGGACGGTACGACCACGAACAGAACTGGAAGCTCGTCAGAACTGATACTTTTCAGACAGTCGCTCATGTCCTGGTCCACATTCACTATTCTGACGGAATGTATGCCAGGTACACGCCGCATGACATCCTCATAATACTCACGATAGGTTTTCAAACTGATCATAGGCTCTATCTTTTGGAATGTAATTTCTCAAACTTCTTTCTGTAAAGGAAAATAAGGATATCCCAGAACGGTGTCGCCCTCACCTCTGCATAGTTCCCGAATGCCCCGTTCTCAGCGATATCCATCCCAATGCCCGTCCAGCCGGTATGGTCATCTGCTTCCGGCTTCTCATCTTTTTGGAAAAGAATCCGCAAGTCAACCGTTTCACCGTCAATCTCCAAAGGCTCCTCCCGGATGATGGCGAACACATTCATAAAAAACAGATAAGCATGAAGACAGAGCAGAATTGGCGGTTCCGCACCTTCCCTTCCCGTATAAAGAGCTTTTCCGAACTCCCGTAATATCATGTCCCTGTTGCCGCCACCCTCATCACCCATCCGTCTTACCAGTGCCATGCACTTGCAGAAGGTGTCAAACGATACCCCGTTGAGCATGTCTTCCGGTCCGTGAAAGCCGTTCCATTCCGGAAGGAGGTTGATTCCGGTACTCAGGTCCAGCCGGAAAGATTTTCCCTCACGAATAACGAACGGATCCGTCAGGGACAACAGTGCCAGCGTTTCTTTCCATGTGGATGGAGGAAGATGCCCCATATCAACTGGGAGTGCCAGAAAAAGAGACAGAATTTTCAAACGTATCCCGGGTTCCGACAATATATGCTGGTTAGCCATGGTGGCGATCTCCAGATAACGGTAATACTGGGCAGGTGTCAGTTCCTCAAGCGTTTCCGGCACACTCACTTGTCTGTTCTGATAATATATTACACGCATAAAAATCAAAAGGTTATCCCCTTGCTTTGAAGCGTGGGGCCTGAAACATAGAAATCAACCTCCTCAGGCGCGGCGTCCAAAGCCGCCACCGTATCCTGCAATTCCTGAAGATACCGGTCGGCATCGGCCTGAAGACTGTCCGCCACACTTTTCCGCGCCTCTTTCTCTGCCCGTAACTTTTCCTTTACAGTTCCGGTCTGCTGCACCTGTACGATACCTTCCGGAATAACCTCTACAGGCAGGCGATCAACCGCTTTCTTGATGGCCAACAGTGCCAGAGGTCGCTGGCATTCCTCCAAAAGAGTGTCACATACGTCCGGATCCCTTCTGACAAGCCAATCAAACCGCTCCTTTCCGACAACAGGCAGAATGTCTGTACGCTGTATTTCACGCAGGATGGGAACCAGTATGAGAAATAGACGGTGGCTGCCGATATGATAGAACTCGTCAAACTCGTCCTTGGTACGGATGAGCAATCCGTCCATCTGTCTTTTAGCCAGGCTTTTTTCCCAGAAGTCAAACTGCTTCTCCTCCAAGAATCCTACCAGAGCATCCACCGACTCATACGCCAGATTAAGTATGTTCATTTCATCCTTATATTCCTGAAGGGCAGTCAGCCCCTTCTCATTCTCTCCCAGTTTCCTCTGCCTTCCGCTACCGCCATGCTGTGCATCCAACGTGGGAACAACCTTTACCCATGCGAAATATGCCACGGCACGCTGCGCCATGAATACAAGTTCCTCTTTCTCTGGGTCCAGGTCTTCATCCCAATAAAGGTCGACTATCGCCGAAAGCACGTCCGCCCCGATAATACAGGTCAGCTGGCGTGCGGCCAAAGGCAGTACCGGCTTCCACTTGGAATAGTCCAGGCTGTCGGAAATCATTCCCAGCGCCGCAACAAGCTCCTGGCGCCCTTCTCCGTTTCTGTCGAATATCATTTTCATAACTTATATATTTTCTTTCATACGGTTTCCCGGCGACACGTTCTCTTCCTGACTCACCACATTCCTGTACAGTCCGATACGTATATCTGTTCCCGGCCAGTTAGCGTTGATATACTCCTGCACCGGCTTGCAGAGTATCATGTCCGGAATAGCCGTTTCAGACGCATTGTAGACCTTGATGGAATACAGTTTCTCGCTTCCACTGCTCAGTTTGTTTTCCAAAATGAGGTTCGCCAGCACCGGATCAATTCCGAACCCGGAGGTAGCAGCAGCGTCAGCCTTGTTGCTGATTCTAATCTGTGCCTCGATGTAATCCTTCACCTTCTTATCAATAGGAGTCACCTTCCATCCCTCAAAATCGTTGGCTTCATCGCTCCAGAACCGGGTGGTGTGCATATATTTTCCCACATTCTTCATCCCGGTAATACCTCCGGCAAATTTCTCCATGCATTCATCCTTGTAATCCTCCAGCATCTTGGCCGTATAGGTTTCCCCACGCTTGCGGCATACGGATTTCAAACGTTCCTCCGCCTTGTCCCAATACCCTTGTGGAGATTCTATATGCAGACTGAGCGCGCTGGAATTCAGATTATAGTTATGCAGTAATGGTGCCAAGGTACCGGCTATTTCCAGCCAGTCAAAGGCTCCCAGAAAACGCGGGGTACTAACAAAATCCTTACAGAAGGAATAGATGTTGTAATATCTAGCCGACACCGGATATCGGAAAGGATCTGCCGGATCAAACATGGGATACCTCTCCATATATTCAGGATCCGGGAAAGGGAAATCTCCCACGACAATGCCTTCCGGATCATTTTTCCCAGGGGGAGGGTACAACAGTCTGGCACGCTGGTAAGGGATATGCTCCAACCTTAGTAGCTTCCCCCGCCCGCCAATACGGGGCGCACGGTTGCGGACAAACTTGATAAAGAAGCCCTGCATGTGGGTGAGATCAACCAGACAACGGTGCATACAAATCCGATAATCCCAGGAAGACATGTCCGACTCAATATCAGGTGCAAGCACCCATTTTTTGTAGAAACGGTTGTCCGTATCATCAATTGCATCCTCATAGAACCGGGGACCGTCCCCCCATTGCAGACCGGCAATCTTGCCAAGAATACCCTCGCCGGCATAGAACCGGTCAAGCAGGCGCATGACCTCTCCGGGCATGTCATTGTTATCCCCCATCGGAACGATATCATATCCGGCCACACTCATTTTCCTCGTGAAACAGGTGTTACGGTTATGGTTCAGCATGATACTGGAAGGTTCCCATCCCTTACCACGTCCTGAAATGTCAAAGGAATAAAGCGATCCATTGCCGGGGTCCACAAAGCCGAAATTTCCGCTACGTCTTACCTCCATATTACAAAACTGTTTTCTGTCCGTTAAATTCCACTACCAGAATCTGCCAGCAGTTCAATGCGTTGCCTGTTTCCGTATCGACAAGAAACAGTTTATGACTGGCATTCTCTATTTTTTCATCAGAAGCCTTGGAACGAAGCCTGACCGCTTTCAAAAACACCAGATCACCGCCAGACTGTTTCTGACGGTTGTATTTCCGGAATTTGATACTGAATGTCCCTTCAGCTTTGCTCACCGCTTTCATCTCCTCGACTGCGGTATATAAATTAATTTGTCCCATATTTGCTATTTTTCAAGCAAATATGGGACAAATGCAATATGGGATAAAGGACAGGACTACTTGCTTTGTGGATGCAATTTCTCTATCAGTCCTGCATAGAACCGAAAGAATTGCACCAAATCCAGATTTCTTTTCAAATTGTCCGGTTCCATCAACTCAAAGTCATCCAACAGAATATCCGTCAATTTCTCCGTATGCTCCCGAAAGGAACCGGGCTCATGATCCTGTATATTAGCCAGCGCATCTATCACTTGATCTGTTATGACAGCATTCGGGTTAAATCCTTCTTCTTTCATTTCAGGCCTCCTTCCAATATCTTAGGGTTTGTAGATTCACAGAAACGGAACTCGCCGCGTATTGGATAAATATGAACTATGAAGACAGTATTATACGGATTCTTATCGGGATAGACCTCAATATGTATATCATTGTTTCTGGAAACATCCACACGAAGCGGTTTGGTTCTTGGAAACTCTTCATCCAACATGGACGCTTTGGCACGAACACTCTCAATAAAGGCATCACGTGACAGTTCATCAGGAATCAATACATGAGTGAAAGTGGAAATCCACTGGTTCATAGCCCTGCCTTTATTATTGACAGACAGGTAAGTTTTGGGCTCATCAATAAAGAATTTCATTTCAGCCCTCCTTTCTTGCAAAGATGTAACGACACAACAAACCAAGCTAGGCAAAGCAATGCAGGAACAGCCGACACAAATGCTGCACATACCAATACCGAGAAAGCCAAGGAAGCATGAGTCATAAGGCACACCTGACGATTAGACACTGAATCTTCAAGTACGGAAGAAAATAATTGATTTTCACGGTTCAGCCACATAGTTAGGACTGATGATTTGCTCACGACATTTATGTCGGTAGCAGGAATTGAAACTGTTTGTTTCATATTAATGAGATGTTTGGCGTTATAGGCAGAAAAAGAACGGCTGCCATTTCCCGTGTCGCCAAACATCTCATTAGTCTCTATGCCGGAGCATTAAAGTAATGTGGGAAAGACAGCCGTAGATTTTGCAACAAGTTGCGACTTCTACAATATCCTTTATATGTATTATCATTTTCGTGACTTTACGAAAATGGTTCTGTTCTGTATAGGCATAAAAAAAGCCCATTAAAATATGAGCATTAACCGCGCTCTGCGACATAGAAAACATTCTATGAGATATTTGGCATTGCAAATATAATGATAATATTCAATAGCCCAACATTTACTAATGGATTTTTTTACTAGTTTTGTAACAACTTAAAAAGTAACCATCCATGGAACGATTAAATGACGAACAACTAAATGTACTGGATAAAGAAATTCTGGAGTTCTACTGTCAAGAAGCAGCAAAACGTTTGGAAGACTATATACGGGTGGAATCGACCATAACAGAGCGCTGTTATATCCTGTTCGGCATCTATTATGCCATTATTGCTGCCTCTATGGGATACGTACTCTCAAACTTAGACAAACAAAATGATCTTCCTGTCACGTATGGATGCCTTGCCTTATTCACATTCTCTTTCATATCCTTGATATATGTCACAAAAGCCATGAAGCCACACGATTTCTATGCTAAAGGAAGAGATCCGGAAGAATTCAGAATACCGGAATATGTAAAATATTTCCAAAAATGTCCGAAAGCGGATAAGAAAAAGAATGTATTGGCAGATGAGCTGGTCATGCTTCAAGAGAGCATCAGCAAACAACGTGCATTAAATGAGAAAAGAGCCGGGCAGATAAGCGCATCACTTTCTTTCCTCGCTACCGGCTCCTGTATAACTGCGATCCTTTTCATTATCACTTATATTATTTTGTGGTAAGAGGAATCTGGTCTGCTCCAGTGGATGTCTTTACTACCGGAATAGGAGGAGGAACTGGCTTATTTGGTTTACTTTTGCCCATAATATAAAATGGCGAATCCTCATCCAATGCGCGCCGACCGGTGATAAATCCGGAACCCGATTCTACAGGTTACACATCGAATGAGGAGTCATTTTTACAAAAATGTTTTTTATCAAGATTCGGCATCGCAAATATAGGGATAATATTCAACATCCCGAATTTCCTAGCGGATTTTTATTACCTTTGCTGATGCATCAAAAATATGAACCATGACAAAAGAACAGGAAGATATCAAGCGGTTACAAAAAGAAGTAAGCCTTATTTGTATGCACCTTTATCAGATCAAAAAGCTGATAATAAACAGTCTAATATTCCTTTTGCTTGGCCTGATAACAGGACTTCTGTTATAAATGCACATCCTGTTCACAGATTTCAATATCAGGCAGCCAAATCCGAAACATCTTTTTTACCTTGTTTACACAGCATTATATCAGTATAACAGCTACTGTAATTCACACAGGCATTGAATTCCACTTTCACACAATCCTTAAAAGGATTACCGATTGAGGGATTATCCCCAATCCAACTGCATAATTCAAGAATGGAAGATTTATTGGATGTAAAATACACAAACGAATGCTCCTTCAGAACATGCAGGACATTCAGATAATCAGCCAGATGCCAGTACATTTTATATGTTCCGACTTCTGTACTTAAATAAGGGGGAGCAACCAGGAAAACCACCCCCGGAACATCCTTGTAACGTTTGAACACTTCCTTATAATCCTCACTGACAATGGTTAGTCCTTCCAGATAATCCTTCGCATCGGAATAGTCAGTCCGGTGGATAGTGTTATAAAACGTTTCTTTCCTCATATTATCCAGATTCAGCACATATTTCATGGAAAACAACAGGGATGACGACAATGTGATATAATCAACGTAGCCATGTTCCTTTTCCTCCTTTTCAATACGAGCCAATATTCTTTCACGGGCTTCACCGGTTATACGTTTCTTTCTGGGGAGTTCCGCTGTTATCCTTCGCAAATCTGCCAGCAACTGATTGGTATTCGGTATATTGTCAAGCCGTTGCCGGTAGTTGTCGAAATCATTATATACCACAACAGCATCAGGTCTTACCCGTTTGGTGATGTGGGACAGCAGCCCCGATCCGCCAAAAAGATCCACAAAAACGGTACTGTCTGGGAATCGGTCCAATACTTTGATGAATTCTTTGGCAAACATACGTTTCTGCCCCACAAACGGAAGCGGGGCAGACAGATACATATTTCTCATGTTACTTTCCATTTAAAAAAACGCCGCAAAGATCTTCTGAATTTATGAGAAACAGGCAGGATCAGGAGCGTTACCCACTGCACGACACATGCAGCAGATCAGACATTCAGTTCGAAACGGACAGTTTCGTCACCAGCAAGCAGTGCACGGGTACCCGGGATATTGTTCTCGTAAATATGTACATTTCCCAAATAGAGGGTGATCGACTTCAGGGGAAGTTCTATCTGCCGTGCCATCAGGTACAGATGATAAATGTCAGCAGGCAATCCGAGATTTGCATCACTGCTACGCTGGTATGCGGACAACACCAGTTCTCCATTGTCAATCTGAAACTGCACCAGGCTCAGGCAGGGTGTCTGGTTGCTTTCCACACCGGTCTCACCTAGGAAAAGCACATAATTCTTACTGTTACGTTTCTCCCTGTTGATTTTGTCTATGAGTGGCGGCAGCTTCTCAAAATAGGTGGGATAAGAGTTCACAAGAATGGATCCGCAATAATCCCACCAGTTGATACCTGCTTCGCGGTATTTTTCCACCTGGCGCTCACCCTGCATAAACAAATGCAGTTCATTACGAAGCTTCTTGCGGGCAATATGATGCCCTTCAAAGATGTCCAACAGATCCGCTGGTGTAAGTACCAGAACCTCATTCAGAAGGTTCTGTATGTTCCCCTTCCTGTTTGATTGCGTTTTTCCTGTGGCAAGTATCTTGTCTAGTACCTGATAATACTTGTTCATAGCCATTCCTCTTTATAAAAATGAAACATCCTAAAGATAGGAGAAACAGCACAGTCCGCCTGATAAAACAGCCCGTTCATACTGCAAACGTCTTACAGTCACTCCGAAACCGCTTAACCAGGGCATAAATCGTCCTCTCGCTAACCGAATATTTTTCAGAAAGCACGGCAACGACATAAGATACTTTCTCTCCTTGGCTTGTCCGGTACATGTATTCCGAATATAACTCCACATACTGGACATCCTCCAGACGGACACCCGCCTCCTGCAACTTTTTCAGCAGCTCACGATTAAAGTTTATTATCTCTATCACTTTCATACAATAATATTTGATTATCTTTGCGTCATCTCACTCACATAACATACAAAATGCGTCACACCGCAGCAGAGGGTATTTGCCCCCGGCTGTGCGGTGTGACGCATCTTTGTGTAAGTATGTGGGTGAGATAACTACTTACAGGCCGGGGGTTCTTTTTCGCCTTCCCCCGCAAGGCATTTCACAAGATCCAGTGAAAAACCATCCAAAAAATGACTGATTTTCCCCTTATTTTCGTATTTATCATTCAAAATGTGCGTATTTCAGCCTTGAATTTTGCTGTAAGAGCACATAAATATCTAGTTTTCAATAAATAACACCATAAAACCAAAATCTTTAAAACCATGTCTCTTGTTTCCGTGCGGGCCGCTCAGAAGTCCCAGGGCAATTGCCCCGGGCAATTTTCGTGAAATATGACAGAGAAAAACGGCGGGATGCCTGGTACGGACAGAAATCACTCCTCAAAACCGGGAATATAGGGATTTGCATTATTGCCACGGGCAATACGGACAATGCGACGCCAGTTTCTGCGCATCATCAGGTATTTGAAAGCGTCACTGAAATTGGTAGAAAACATGGGAAGTTTCTTCGGGGCAAGCTTTTCACTCTTCTTGATCTTGAACACCACCTTGGTTTCACCCTTATAGCGGATGCCGGCTGGGGCTTTCTCAACACTGCTGACCATTTCACGGCAATTCACCGCATCAACCAGCAATCGGGGCAATTGCCCATTCTCTCCCTTCATCAACTCCTGCATGAATCCGTATTCCTCCGACTGGGGGATGATACTCTGTCTGCGGCTCATCAGAATGACGGTCCATCCGGTCCGCCGGCCATCGGCATCCTTCTCTATGGCATCCTTTATCTTCCTGGCATAATCCTCCCCCTGTCTTTCAAAATTATTGCCGGCCCGGTCATAATACAACGACAGTTCCTTACATTCATGTGAAGCAAAGAAATCCAAGAACTGGTCAGCCAGCTCACGGAACCATCCGGGAGGTATCTCGAAAAAGTTTTTGTGGCATCGGTAATACGCTCCGTCTTCCTGCCCAATCACGAATGAAAGCATGTTGCCGAAGTCCATGCCGCCATCCAAAGGCTCGTCATGCCGCAGATAGCGCAACTCCCGACTATTTTCCGCCGGCTCCCCTCCAGGACTCCCGTCATAATACTTATGCCTTTGCCCGAATAATACATAGAAACGGACATCACGCCGGAGACCGGGCCGCATACCCAGCACCGACTTGCAGAACTCATGCAGTTCAAGAGTACCTTGATATAAGTTTCGTATATATTCCGAGGTCAGGATATCAACATTGACCAGGGAGGATGCGTTAAGAAAAAAGGTTTGTCCGCGGCGCAATTTGCGCAAGGCCCGATCATAATAATCTATTTTCCTTTCCAGACGCGCCAGCACGGAGTGACTGGGATTGTCTTTCTTCTGCTCGCGCAGTTGCTTCAACAGCAGCCCGTTCCGTTCAAAAGCCGCCTGTACAATCAGAATTATACGGTCTGGATCCATATTGGGTGCATAACGGAAATACCAGTCATATTCCCCCTCGTTGACATCCGGCATATCAGTGGTGATCGTCAGACCAAGAAACAGATGCGATGCCCCGTAAGTGAGAGAATCGCCACGTAGAACAGGCATGGCACGGTTCACCTTCTCGTCCTTGTCATATTTTGACTCGTCATAAAACAGATGGACCACCGATTTGCCGGCAAGCAGTGAAGGGTTATCCAGCGAACCCATAAAAATAACACTGCCATTCCAGAAGGAATAGCAGTTCCGGTAATCATTGACAATTATGGAGCATTTCGCCTTCCAGGAGGCTGGCGGTTCCTTTCCACGGATATAATGCACCCCCTCGTACAGCCCCATCATTTCCCATCCCTTCTGTACGGCGGGCATGATGTTGTCCTTCAGATTGGCATAAGTGTTGGCGACAAAAGCGAAAGGCGCACCGGGCATTTCCCAGATACACCTGTATGAACGTCTGGACTGTATGACCGTACTCTTGGACATACCACGCCCGGCTATGACAACCAGAATGGTCGTATCCACGAAATCGGTCAGCATCTGGACATTATGGCTGAATTTTACATCCACATCCTCATCATTCGCTATCTTCCTCGCTAAATTCCTCGATATCATAAATCATACGTTTTTTCAAATCAAACTTTCTTATTCGTGCGTCCTCTTTCAGATTATCACGCACAGCAACAGGTATCTCCGGTATCGAGTCGATGAAACCCTCCAGTTCCTTTCTATCAATGGCGGGAACGCCCAGATCCTCACGGCTGGCCGTATAGATATCAACCTTTTTCTGGTTTAGAAGCTCTTCCGGTATCTCCGCCTGTTCCTTCCTGAAGCATCTGCGGTATTCACCGGCAAGTTTCAACAAGGCCCTTGCCTCCTTGATCTTGCCGGCCAGGAAAGCGGCGTCCGCCCACTTCTCGGCACGCTCGGCATACAGGGCAGCAAACGCCTCCGGACGGATGTTGTCTTGGGTATAGAAAAAATTGATGCTGTCATTATACACCTGCCGGGCCATCCAGTCGGACAGGCTGTACGGCTCCGACTTCAGCAGCCTGATTATTCCTGCCTTTGTCACCATCCTGCCGTTAGTGAAACGCATCCTGGCACGCAGACCACGTACCATCTCCATTAGAGAGAAATACTCCCTCTCTTCCGGACGCAAAGAATCCAGCGTTCCGGTGGAAAGAATGCGCTGGATCTGATTCAGATCAACCTTTTCAAAGTCCACTCTTGAAGGTCTGACCGGCAATTCACTCATATTCATCCATATCTTTTAACAGATTCTCAAACAAACGGCGTTCCTGGATCTCCGTTAGCAGCTTAACGGCATCAATATTCCCGTCCTCAGCTGTTTCGTGCAGCTTTATCTCGGGAGCGGCCCGTGAGACAAGCACGCCTTCACGGATCAGCCCTCGAATGGTGGTTCCTGGAATACCGGCGTCATATACAAAAAGAAAGCATTCAGAAGCGTCAAGGCCAAGATAGGCGGCAATATCCTCCGGCGCATAACCTAAAGCGGCCATGCGGCGAACATCATTTTTTTGCTCTCCAGTTAGAGCCAGGCTGTCAGGGGGAATATCATTCATAAGATAATTTGTTCAAACATTCTTCTAGGTACGCCAACTCGCATTTTTTTGCAGACAGTAAATGGGCAAACTCGCCACGGTCACAAGGGTGGGAGAAACGCTCCATTTTCAGGAGTAGCCCATTGATCCCGTCCTCCAGCGTCCCCTTCCGAAATATCAGTTTTTTTTTCTGTTTTCCAGTTCCTTCTCGGCGGCCGATTTCATAGATTCCCATTTATCCACTGCCGCCAATGCCTTCGCACGTTCCTCCTCACCTTCAACGGTTTCAAGCTTCTTCTTCCATTTGGACACGTTGCTGGCCGCATTCTTACGGATATTCATCACCTCAAGATCACTTTTGTTGGAAAGCTCGTCAGAAGCTAGAGAGACGGCAATACGGGGATGTTTCCCGAGCAGCACATGATTGTCACGGTAATATTCCAACTCCTCCCAGATACTCCGGTCCTCCAGGTAATTCTCCACAGTTGTTTTGGCTATGGCAAACGCCTGTTCCTGCTCAACGTCATCCGGCAGTTCCCCCAGTTCCCTGAAAGTTTTTAGATAAAGGTCATAGGCCGTGAACATATCGGCAACCAGTATTTTCAGTACATCCGGACAATCCGGAGAGTTGAGGAAGGGGAAACGGTCACGGAAACGGATCACATTTTCCACAACCGGGGTGACAGGAACATTCACTGCGGTTTCCTCAGCCTTGATCTCTCCCACCACTATAGAAGCTGAAGATATGTGGGGAGAGTCCACCGCCTTCCGTTGCATTGTCCTGAAAGCCGTTTCCGAAATTCCGGCAAGCTTGCGCAGTTCCTCCATCAAGGTGGCACGAAGCAGGTCCGTTTCGGTATTCCGCCGGAAAGTGGCTTTCAGCATCAGATTAAGCCCGTACTCCTCGTACAAAGCAATCCCCTCACGATACGGACGGGGACCGCTCAGATAAGCAATAATTTTTTCTTTCATACGATAAAATTTACAATGTACCATACAAAGAAAAAGCCCGGCAATTGCCGGGCAAAAGACAGGCATGAATAAAAAATCCATGCAACGGTTCAATTGCATGGATTGGTGTCGAATAAAAACAGCTTTCAATAAGAAAGTCTGAGTGAACCTATTTTTTGAGAAATGTCTTTCAGCGCATGATTGAATCTGTCCAGCTCCTCGGCAGTGAATCGGCAGGGCTTCCCATTGACCACATTACCATTAATACGCTGATATAGCCATTCTTTCGTTTTGCCAAAGTAATGTTTCGCAATGAAAGACAACGATATGATCTCGGATATGTTCTGAAGCTGTAATTTTATGGTTCTCTCCTCCATGCCAGCAATTTCACCACTAATCCCATTCAAGCACTCATCCATGAAATCTGCAATCATCTTTTTGTCCCCTTCACTCGTATAAGTATCAGCTATATGTTTCACCCGGGAATAAAACTCCCCGGACTCTGTTCCCATTAACGGACGTAGAGCGTCCAATTCCTCTTTCAGTGTCATGATCTCTTTATTTTTTTAAGTTCCCCATAGGCTGGGGAACACTGTTATTACTCATTTTCCATCTCTTTAAGAATTTTCTCTATCAGGTTCAGACGGTCAAGAAGGGCGTTTATCTCTTCAGTTCTCCTGATCCCGGTCTGTTCCTCAATAAAAACCAATTGTTTCAATTTCATTTTTACAACCCCCAATTGCATTGTGAGGTCCTTTTTAATTTGTTCCTTACTCATTATATGCTGTTTTTAATCGACATTCAAAAATAATAATCTTTTGCTTATTATACAAGGATCTCTCAAATAATCTTTTGCTTATTAATCATTTTTAGCAAAATTCCGCATGAAATAAAAAAAGCGAAGCCGAAGCCCCGCTTTCCTGAAATAATGAAACCACTAAAATAAGAATATGACTTATGCCTGATAACGGCTCTGCTCAATCCATGTACATGTACCGGATCCGGATTCAAAAGCCTGAAGGGTTATCTGGCTGCCCGGACTAGCGGTGAAGGTTTCTCCGCCACGCAGCAGGAACTGGCCGCCGTGAGCAATTGTCGGAGCCACGCCTGACGCTACACCCAGCAGGGTCATCACTGCACCATGCCGTCCGCCGGTCACTTTATTAATTTCCGCTTCACCACCCTGAAGCTGATATTGCCCTTCCGCCGTAAACGGGATGGTAGTGGCAGACGCGCTCACACTCGCCACCGGTTCTTCCGAAGGAACAGTACCCTTATAAATGGCGATGTCATCCCCTTTACTGATCTGGGTAAAAGTGAATTCAGAGGAGTTGGCATCCTTGTTACCGGTATAATTGACTCCCATCTGCATGGGATTGCAGGGAGAACCGAACAGATCCTTGTCCTGACCGTCACAGTAGCTCATTATCACGATACATTTCCGACCGAGCCAGTTGGTCTTGAACTCACGGACCGCCTGCTTGTTTCCCGGATGGTTCCCCTTGACCGTAGGGGTGAAACCAAGTGCGTCAGGATCTCCGTCTGTATTGCTTGTAACCTCCACGGTACCGGGAGTGAAATAGATGTCGGTAGAATAACATCCAGGCTTCAATTGTATGTTCTCGGTCATCAACACACCGGCCGAGTCACGTGCCGGGAACACCAGAATATCATCCACATCAATGATACTCATCATGTCGCGCGGGTTGATTCCTTTACCCGGATTACCTTCCGGGCGCTTCACTGCTCTTTTAACGTATGCCATAATTATAACAATTTAAAATGAATAACAGGGGCGGATTACTCCGCCCGTAAATTTAACCACGTGCCACCTCATAGAATTTGCCACCTGCATAAGTCAGCATGATAAATTTGCCGGCGCTGAGCGTCATGGCATCAGTCAGGACAAAATTACCACTATTAGCGATAGTGGACGCATTCGTATTCCCGGCCCCGTGAATGGTATACACCTCACCTTCCACCGCATCTGTGAAATTCGTGATGGCCGTCGCTTGGGTATTGGTTCCCGTTACGAACACCGTGGCACCCGCCAAAGATGGAGTGGTTGCATCGTTGGCGAACTGTAATGCACCGGAAGCTGCCGTATCACGTCCGATTTCGATAAATTTCCCGTCAGAACGTTTCATCAGACGTATGGTGTCCCCTTTCTTCGGTATCCAGTCGGCACTGATCAAGCTGAACTTATCGGATTTGGTGATCTTTACCCCCTTGTCCTCGCTGCCACACTTGATGGTGACAATCTTACCCACTTCGGCGTTCTCAATATCCGTAATGGTGAACAGGCTGGTGTTGGCCACGGTCTGTACACTGGTATGCAGGGCTACGTTCGGGTTTTTGTCCTTCTCCCCGTCAATGAAGGAAGATGCAGGCCGGTCATACTCGTTACAGAAGATCATCTGGCGGCTGCCGTCCATATCCTCTTTTTTCGTATATTTGAAACCTACCGCACGCGCCCAGATGGATTCCTTCCACAAGGACCATACCTTAAGCGTCCAGTCTTGTTGTTCCAAGCTGAAATTTGTCATTTCACCGGCCACATGCTCGAAGCATTTGATATTGCCCTCCATCGTCCAGAAAATACGCTGGTGATTGTCTGCGTTCGGAATCGGAATCAGCTTCACAGCCGGATATTCCTTAACGTACATCATATTGGCCTTGTAATCCTGGTTCACACCATAGTGCAGCTCGTTGTACTTGTGATACCATACTACCATATAGCTGGGAAGATACAGGGCCAGCTGCCCGCTGTCACGGTACACGGCAGGAATCATTCCCGTACCCTGGAACAGTTTCTCACCGATATTGGCTTCCGTGATCTCACCCAGCACAAACGGCTTGATCTGGTAAACGGTCTTCCCGTTATTAATGTCAATGAAACCGTCAACCTTCTTTCTCAGCCATTCATACAGCCCGTCGGCCGCTTCCATGGCGCGTCCCGGCTTGTTAAGGTCAGGATCCTTGCGCACGCCATTGATACGGCGTAGCTCACGCTCGTTATGCAGCTTCTTGGCTGTTTCCGCCAGAATGTATTCAATGAATGACCATTTGATCGCCTGTGATCCTTCCTTGTTGAGAGAGCCGATCCAGGTCTTTTCCAGCTGCTTCAGGTCACGGAACTTATGGGCGAACATGACACTGAACATACGCAATGTCTCGTTGTCGAACTCATATTCACCTTTGGTCACATTGTCGAAATCACTGGAGGTGTTGTCAGCCTGCGAGAACTCACCCAGCCAAATGTTGACCAGAGTGGCCAGATCCTGATATCCGCTCTCCACCGGGAAGATGCTCTCGATACTGGGGAGCTTGGTCAGGAATGACTGCAAACGGTCCTGCCAGCGGATGCGGTAGAACGCACCAAGGTCCTCCTTCAGACGGCCGTAATCCACGGAACTTTCTGCACGGACCTGAATATTGATTCCCTGACTTGCGAGCAGAGCGGCACGGGCACGCATGTTATACGGACGATCCAGCGCGAACATCTCACCCTGTATACCTCCAAGCTGCTTGTCATCATCCAGGTTGAAGGCACCGGCACCCGTATTTTGTTTCAGACCGGCACCCGCACCATGGTCCGGCTCCGGCAATGCGCTCAGTACCGAAATCTTCTGCTTCAGCTCCGCTATTTCGGTATCTTTCCGGGTGATGGCCTGCGTCTTTTCCCCGTCTGTCTTTCTTATTGCATCCAACTGCTCCTGCAAGGAAGCCATTTCGGATACTTTCTGCGCCAGCAGACCACGAATCAGCGCCTCTCCCGAGTTCTCAACAGGACCGGCCTGCTGTTCCTCATCCTTAAAACCATTTTTCAACGCTTCCCCGAAAGGAGTTATGAACTTCTCATCGAAGCCAAGTTCTTTCAGCTTGGCTACATCATCGGCATCGAGGATATCCTTGTCCTCAGCCTTCTTCCACTCTTTCAGCCCCAGCAATCCAAGGATTGCGCCGGCAAAGGTGGACATTTTAGAATACTTTCCCATAAAAATAAAAATTTAAAAGATTTGATTTGTCTTGTTGATGACGGACTGCGCCAGAATCCAGCGCGCAGCTCCCTCCAAAGTGTTATAACCGTCCGCCAGTCCTTCCCTGACCGCTTCATCACCCATAAAGGTCGCCCCGCGGAACACGGGGGAGTCCTTGTCATAAGCGATGGAAAGGTTCTCCGAAACGGTCCGGCAGAACATCATGTGCAGTTTTGACAGCTTTTCCTTATAAGGTTCCTCGTTATTGTTTTCCGCAATCTCCCGGTGTTCCCTGTTTTTCAAGTCGGCCGAATCCGGGTAAATCTCCCGATAATCGATTCCTTCTTTTTTCAAGGCCTCCTTGGCATTATAATAGGTACCCACAACACCGATACTACCCACCTCGCACATCAACGAGCCAAGAAAGCGCTTGTCTGCGGCTGATGCCAGCCAAAAATGTGCGGAAGCACAAGCTCCGGCAATGTAAGCGACTACGGGTTTGGGACATTCGGATATCATTTTTGACGCATTGTCCAGACCGGTAATCATTCCCCCCGGTCCATTTATCCACAAAATGATGCCTGCAATACGGTCATTAGCTGCCGCCTGTGCAATATATGTAAGCATTCGATAAACTCCCCCTTTCATTCTAAAAATGTGATATTACTTTTGTA